AGTGGTGACGTGCGTGCCGTCCGAGTCGATCGCGTGATCGAGGGTGCCGTCCGCGAGGGACACGGCGCCGGCGAGGTCGATCACTCCATCGAACAGGCCGGATCCGGGCATCCACGCGTTCACAGAGGTGCGTACGTTGTCGTTGTCTGGTTTCGGGCTGCGCGGCGTGATCGTCGTGCCGTACAGGGTGCCGCCGATCCTCCGGCGTAGTTCGGCCACGGTCGAGGTGACCCGTTCCCGGAGTTCGGCCGCGGTGATGTTCCCTGCCCAGTCGTTCGACCCCATCGCGTACAGGACCACGTTCGGCGCGTTGATGCTCGACCCGTACAGCTCCCACTTCCGGTTCGCGGTCTCGGTCCACGACGAAGCGGAGTCCCCGGAGTGTGCCCAGTACGCCGGCACGGCACCGTTCGCGCGTGCCCACTGCCCGAGCCACGAGTCAATGACGGGACGGGTCGCGCCGACGCCAGCCGCGGTGGACGACCCGTAGGCGGCCACGACGGGCGTTGTGTTGGGGACCTCGACTTCAAGCCATGTCCACAGCTCGGGATTGTTCGTGCGGGTCCCGTCGGACCACGCCGTGCCCATCGTCCGGGTCACGTCAGAGCCGGTCCACGTGTACTGCACGACTACCTCGGCGCCACGGAGCGCGAGCGGCACCGTGAGCCATCCCGACGTGTACGCCGTCGCACCGGACGGGAGAGTGACCCAGTCGGTGCCGTTGCCGTTGGTGGTGTGCCGGCCGATCCGCACGTTCGCAAGCGTTGCCGTGTCCCGGTCCGCGTTGATATATCGGGGGTTCCAGTTGCGGATATGCACCTGCAACCGAGTCACCGATGCCGGGAGGTACTGAATAACCGAGATGGTGCCCGTTCCGCTGGTCGTGGCACCTCCGTAGCCGGTGGTCATGGCGAGCGGCGCGATCGTCATGCCGGCGGGGCCGGCGGTCTTGAGTTGTTGCACGGGGGCCCGTGTCCCGCCGATCTGTGTCCATCCGGACCATCCGCCGGACAAGCGAGCGTTGATCCAGAGGGTCGGCTTGAGGGAGCGGGATGCTGCCAGGGCCAGACCGCCGGAGGTTCCCCACCGGGACATGATCATCGTGCCCTGCGCGGTGAACGGCATGCCGAGGGCCTCGGCAGCGTCTCCGGACCACCACGTGTAAATGTTCGTGGGGAGGTTGTCGAAAACTGCGGAGGTGCCGAGGGGAACGGCGGTTTGGTCGAAACGGGCGTCTTCGATCCGTTCCCAGAGGACGCGGGCGTTCGCGCTGATCGCGTCGTCCCCGTCTTTGATGTAGTCCCCACCGATCGGGAGGTGGATCCCTGCGGCTTTCATTTCGGTATCGGTTGCCATTGGTGGTCCTTTCAGGCAGCGTTCCAGGTGCGGGACTCGGCGGACCACGCATAGGTGGCCGAGTCCCAAACACGGGCGGGGACGGTGGGCGAGATGGATCCCACGACGTGATACGACGGAGCGAGCTCAAGGTTGAGGGTCCAGCCGGCGCCGGTGATGGTCTCGGTGATTCCCACGGCAAAGTGGATGCCTTGGAGTTGGTGGTGCCAGTCGCCGGACAGGTAGATCGGGGAGCCGGCCTCGAGGACGAGCAGGCGCGCGGCCTGGTCCCTGTCGTACTTCCGATCCGATGTGATCAGGTGCAGTAGGTCGATTTCCACGCTCGGCAGGTCGTATGCTGTTTCCCATTCCAGGGCCCGGAGGCGCGCGCCCTCGGCGCGTACCTGGTCTTCGTTGTTGAACCGGGCGTGCGTGAGGTCGTGGTCCACCACGACTGCTGTCGGATCGTCCACCTGTCCCCACGTCGCCGAGTTCGTCCCGTTCCCGCTGCCCCATGTGAGCCGCTGGTTACGGGGGATGCCCTCGGCGGATTGCTGCCACTTGGCGGGGGCGAGGGCTTGCGATCGGATCACGGGTAGGGACGTGTCGAGGCCGTCCTGCGCGTCCTCCCAGCGTTGCGCGTGCGTGAGGATCTGCCGGCCGCCGGCGCGGGTCTCCCGCACCGTGAAGCCGAGGGCGCTGGTCCACTTCCCGATATCGCTGTAGGACTGCGGATCCTGCACCTTGTGGACGGTGCCGTACTGGTCCGGGGTCCCCATGCGTGTCGGGTCACCGAGGCGAGGGAGCGCGTTGGACGTGAGCAGCTCGGCGATCACGAGCGCGATGTTGGATCCCACCGGCGGAGTGACCGTCTTACGGACCCGGGCCAGCTGTGCCGTCCACGAGGCTGCGAGTAGCGTCGTGGTCTGCCTGGTCCCTCGATCGTCCACGGTCTGCCGGCCGATCCTCCCGGAGAACCGCGGTTGCACGGTCGCGGGATTCACGCCTACGAGGTCGGCCATGAGCTGCGCACCGGACGTGGTGAGGTTGACCTCACAATGGTTCCCGGCCTGCACGGCAGCGAACCCGGAGACACCGACCTCAAGCGTGGACGGGGCGACGCCGCCGGCCGGGGATCCGTCCCCGCGCTTGATCGTGATACCGGTGATCCCACCGTCACGGAGGTCGGTCCCCTGCTCGGTAGTGAACCGGAACAGGGGTTGTGCAGGGTCGAGCTTGCGGTAGAGGCGTCCCGGGGTCCGACGTGCCATTACGCCTCACCACCGGTCACGAGCAGGTGGCGATCGGAGAGCAGCCGCTCAATCTCACGGGCGAGGCCGATACGGTCACCGATGAACGCGCCGTCCACGTGCACGTGGACGTGCTGCTCCACGGAGCGCCCGGGAGTCGTGCCCGTGGTGCCCGTGACGCCCTGCAGGGGGATCCTCGGGGCCGAGGGGACCGAGACCAGATCAGCCATGGCGCGGGATGCTTCCCGGGTCATCGCGCCGACACCGTTGATCAGTCCCTGCCCGGTCCACTTACCGACCCGGAACAGCACTTTAGACGGGGACGCAATGCCGAGCTTGGACTTGATCGCGTCCACGGCGCCGCCGGCGAGGGACGAGGCTTTGTTCTTGAGCGCGCTGCCCATGGATCCGATGCCGTTGATGAGTCCTTGGATCAGGTCCTTACCGGCTCCCACGAGCAGACTGCCCATGTTGGACAGGGCCGAGGTGATCTTCCCGGGGATCTGTCGGACCACACCGAGCAGCCGGCCCACGGCACCGGTGACGGTGGTGACGATCGCGGACCACGCCGAGTTGAACAGGGATCGGGCCGTGGTCAGGACGTTCGTGATGATCGAGCGGACCGCGTTCATCGCGTTGGTGATCATGGTGCGGATGCCCGTTGCGGCTGCCGTGACGGCCTGCTGGGCATAGGCCCACGCGCCCGCAAAATCACCTTGGAGTAGCGCGAGAATGCCCTGCACGACATTTCGGCATACCGTCAGGACCATATTCACGAAAGTTGCGATCTGCTGGACCACATAGGAAACGACGGTCACAACATTCTGAATTGCCGGAATGAGTACGTCGAGCAGCATCGAGACGAGCGGGGCGATCGCCTGCGTGAACGCGACGATGTTCTGCACCACGGTCACGATTACCGGGATGAGCGAGGGCAGCACGTCGGCGACGAGCTGCACGATGATCGGCGCAAGGCCGGCAACGAGCTGCTGCACGAGCGGGGCCACGGCCGCGACGAGCTGCACGAACAGGGGGGCGAGCTGCGTCACGAGGTCCACGAGCGGGGGGAGCGCGGTGGTCACGATCTGCAGCAGGACCGGCGCGAGCTGCGAGAGCAGGGCACTGCCGAACTGCACGACGGCTTCGACCACGGGCATGAGGACCGGGAGTAGCTGCGTGAACGCCCCGAGGACGAGGGGCAGGATCTGCTGTGCGAGGCTGGCGAGCGGTGGCAGCAGGGTCTGTACGGCACCGAGCAGGGCGCCGCCGATCTGCTCCACCACGGGGGCGAGGGCAGCGGCGAGCGTGGTCATGATCGGCGCGAGGGTCGCGAGCAGCTCCGCGGCGATCGGGAGGACGGCCTGCACGAGGGTGCCGAACAGTCCGAGCAGCTCACCGAGTAGCGGGGCGAGGACCTCGAGCGTGGGAGCGAACGCCACGAGGGCGTCCGAGATGTCAGAGAACGCGATCTGCAGGCCACCGGCGACGGCCGGGGACGCGAGGACCCCGGCGAGGGTCTCGAGCAGGGTGCCGATCGCGAGGGAGGCGTCATCGAACACCGAGGCGATCACCGGGGCGAGCGCGGCGAGCATGCCACCGATCGCGGACATAGCCGGGGCCAGGTTGTCCATGGCCTTCCCGGCGCCGGCGAACAGGGTCCGTAGCAGGTCCTGCCCCATCGGCCCGCTGATCGCCGCATTGATGGACTCGAGGCCGGAGGCGAGGGAACCGAGGGTTGCACCTCCAACGGACATCGCGGCCTTGCCGATTCCGCCGATGATCCCGCCGAGGTCACCGAGGATCGAACCGAGCAGATGCAGCCCCTGGATCCCGGTGTCGATCCAGTCGAACATGGCACCGGAGTCGATCGAGGCCTGCACCCACGAGTCGAACCGGCCCGTAATGTCCGTGAACCACTGCGCGAGCTGTGGGAGGTACGTTGCGCCGGCGCCGGCGAGGCCGAGCAGTCCAGAGGTGAGGGACTCCATGCCGGCCGTAGCGAGTCCGATGCTGTCGGAGGTCGCGGCGAGAATGTTGCCGATCACCTCGAGTCCGCCGGTGGATCCGAGCACGCCAGCGATTCCGGCGAACATCCCGCCGAGTTGAGAACTGATCGCAGTAAGGCCGGTGCCGAGGGTCGGCAGGAGGTTGTCCACGAGGGAGCGGATCGGCTGCTCGGCGCGCTCCCAGAACGCGGCCGATACGGAGTCCTGCAGGGCCGTGAACTTGGGGCCGAGATCCGCGAGGACGGTGCCGGCGTCCTTGAGGGCGAGGACGAGGGCCACCACGCCGACTGCCATGCCGGCGAGGATCCCTGGCAGGACGAGGGCCGCGGGAGCTATCGAGGCGAGGGAAACGGCGAGAGAAAACAGGTTGCCGGCGCCGGCCATGGCAGCGGCCGCGAGGGTCGCGATCGCGGACGCGATCACGGCGACCTTGGGCGCGGACTTGACGAGCGCGGGGATCGCGGTTCGGGCGCGCTTCGCGGCCTTGTCGAGACCGGTTACGGCTGCGGCCGTGCGGGTCAGTGCACGCACACCACCGGAGCTGTCCCCGGTGACGCGTACCGACAGGATCGCCGTCTTACCGGCCACGGTGTCCCCCTTCCTATTCCTCGTCTTGCTCTGCGATCAGCTCGAGCGCTGTGGTGATGACTGCGGGGTCCTCGTCCACCCATGTGCTCACCGGGATTCCGGTACGGAGCGCGAGGGCGACGATGGAACGCATCAGCTCACCGGGTCCGTAGGGTCCTGCTCGGACGGCACCTCCGTCTCGGTCTCGTCCTCGTGCTCGGCGACCCACGAGGCGTCCGTGGTCGAGAACTCGTCCCACGTCCCCGCGTACTGCCCGGTCCGGTGCAGGGAGTGCCACACCATGAATGTCTGTGCGAGCAGCTCGTCATCGGCTGCCCATCCGCGGGCTCGTGCGGTCTTGGACCACTGGATCTGGTCGGGAATGCCGAGCTGTGCCTGCAGCTCGTCCCCGTTCATCATCAGAACGTCCACCTTGGGTGCCTTGATCGTCATCTCTTCCCCTTCACCTTTCGGATTGCTTCCAGTAGTTCTTTTTCGTAGATCGGGACCCACGTCGGCTCCGTTACCTGTGCGGCGCGGGTCATGAACGGATTGCCGCGGATCGGTCCGCCGGCCCATCCCTGGGCGGGGTTGGGTCGCGTGAGCCAGCCCCAATGGATCGGGCCGGCGTACGGGACGCGCTTCCGGCCGGCACGGATGATTCCGGCCTTTGCGGTAGCTCCCACGCGGACCGAGGCGGCGAGGCGTCCAGTCCGCTTGGGAGCCATGGCCGCGGCCACGGGGGCCACGGTGGAGGCTGCGTGGCGGTTCGCGGCCTTGAGGTCGGATAGGTCGGATCCGGCGCGCTTGAGCGTCGCGCGGAGGCGTCGCGCACCGTCGATCCGAACCCCGGCCACGGATCAGCCCTCGGGAGCTGCGGCGTAGTCCGCCGTGATCACTGGACGGCCGACCACGGGCAGCTCGAGCTCGGAGGTGTTGCGCTTCTTGACCTCCCCGCCGAGCGAGCCGGCTCGGATCACCACACGGCCCTTGGCCTGCAGCTTTCCGGCCTTGTCGGGCACGAACGTGAACGGGAGTTCCTCCCCGGAGTTGTCATAGAGCCACAGGTCGAGGGACTCGGCCGTGTAGTCCTGGTACTTGGTGAACGTGAGGGTCCACGTTTCGGTCTCGTCGCCGGGCACCTCGTCACCGGACAGGAGGCTGATCGGGTCGTCGGAGTCGAACTCGGGGGCGAGGGTGGCCTCGGAGACGGCCACGCCGAAC